TGCATCTTTTTCTGTAGTCCTTCTCCATACATCACGAAGATAATGAAAATTAGTATAAGATGCTTGAAGAGTACCAATAAGAGTTGCAGCTACCACTCTATCATTCAACTCTTGCTGTGTCTCTACATCACTTACATTTACTTCACAGAGATTACAAAACTGAAAAGGTCTTAATGCAATTTCTGCACACGGATTAGTACCCCATTCAGAATCATTAGTAAAATAAACACCTGGTTCTCCTGCACCACTTTCTTTTACTTTTTCCCAAATAGCAAAGAAATCTTTCTTTCTTACTCTATGTCTAACCACTACTGCAGAATTGTTGGCTCTTGCTCTTTGTGGTTCTGTCTCCCACCAATCTCCAAACTTGCTTTGAAGCATTTCTTGATCATCAATAGAAAACAAACTAATAGTGGCAGATCTACGAATGCCACCGGACAATACTGCATCAGCGATCCAACAGATAATGTCATGAACTTCCAAAGTTGAAAGTTGGTCGCCATTTTCTTTTCTATCTAAGATACGTTTTATATTATGCACACAATCTTTTAAAGGTTCTGGCCCTGGTGCTTTCCCACCACTTGTTACCAACAATGCGCCCTTTGCTCGAATACCACTAAAATCAAACTCCGGATCTGGTCGGCCGCAAAAGTATGCCTTCATTAACATTTTAATACAATCAGCCCAACCTTCAATACTATCTCCCACAAGGTATCGACGCCGTTTAGTAGGAATAGTAATAGAAGGTAAATTCTCCACATGATGGCGCTGTACTGAATATCCAACTCCTGTACCTCCTAGCAACAAAAACATTACCTCACTAAAAGCTCGATAATCGTCTATAGGAAGATACGCACAATTATAAATGCGTGATGGAGTTTGTTTAATCGCTGCACCTGCAAATTGCAAAGATCGCATAGACGGTAAAACTTTTTTATCATAAACTAATTTATATGCATTTTTTATTTCATTAGTTAGTTTAGGAAAATTTTCTATATGCATATTTTGATTGCGTGTGATCATTTCTTCCCAAGTTTCCCGGCGTTGTGCTGCTGGAAGATATCGGGCGTATTTCATATAAACTGTAATATCTGATAGAATTTTCTGTGAAATATCCAATACTAGTCTCCGTCATCTGCAGTTTCTGAAGTTGATGTTTTTACATTCTTTGCACTTTCATAGCCATCCTTAAAAAAGCCACGCCCAAAATGAACTGCCGTTAATTCTACCGTTCTATCAACATTATTGCTTTTACATTGATTACACATTTGTTTTTTGTGTCTATCATATTGTTTTATAGAACATTCTATTTCAAACTCATTATCACAATCTAAACACTTATATCCATAACGAGCCATTAAATACTTCTCTTTCCTTTTTTTTCTACTCTATGAATAAATTCTGTAGTTCCATTATCTCTTGAACATAAAACCTCATATTCAATTTCTTCATTAATAATAACATTTTCTCTTGCTATCATATCATTAGCCATACTAACTATTTGATCGATTTTTACTTTGCTTCGCGGAGCAGAATACACATTGTTAATTTGTATCTCTGAATTTCCCCATCGTCGTGTTCGCGTAATTGTTAACCTTTCCATTCTTTATTTTCCTACCTCATCTTTAAAACTTCTATAAAAACTTTTCATTGAATTATTATCAGTTTCAGTCAACATATTATTTACTTTTTCACTTATTGTAATTCCACCAGTAACGTTTTCATTTAAATCAATAAAAGCGCGAGCTGGGTCCATATCAATGTTATAATTAACATTAGCTTGGCCCATACGATTTTTACCAATATGAAATTTACGCTGTGAGAAGGTGCCAAAAAAATCTACAACCATCGCTTTATTAATAGCTTCACCAACTTTATCAATAGTAATAATATCATCGTTGAATCCTTCGCGATTGCTCTGAGTTGCCGTCCAGATCGGCAACTTCATCTCCATCGACAACGCACGAAGATCTTCAAAAATACTTTCTAACTCAAATCTTTTCTGATCATACCCACGACGACTTCTCATCAGATCACCATAATCAATAATAATAAGATCTGGATTAAACCCATTTGATAACAATCTACCCATATGAAATTTAATTGTATTAATGGTTGCAACCTTTGGTGGATATTCCTTAATAAACAATTGGCCGCCCATAAAACGTGCCAACTCATTTTCTGCTTCTACCATACGGCTTCGCAACTCTTTTGTTGGCACTCCTGTAATACGACTATCATAACGATTACCAACATGAGTTTCGCTTAATTCAAATGTGTAATGAACAACATTCTTACCTGCAGCTAATGCGCCAAACCCAAGATTCACCAAGAAAAATGATTTACCACCACCAGTAGGTGCCATCACTGCACCCAACTCTCCATGAGCTAATCCGCCATCCAACACTTCGTTAGCGTCAAGTAGTGGAAATCCTGTAGGTACAGTTATTCTAGAATGAGTCTCTTGTCTTGATTTGAATGAATCAAAATAATCATGGCCCATATCTTGTTCGGTACTAATCTTTAAACTATCTTCAATTGTCTTTTGAATTTCTTCAAACTTACCTTCTTGCAACAATTCAACTGACTTAAGTATCGCCGCTTTCATAGATTGGTTTTTACAAAACTCTAATGACTTATCTTTTGCATATTCAATTTCTTGACGATTTACTTTTGTTTCAACATCCAATAAAACATTAATTGCTGATTCTTTTAATTCGCCTTCAGGGTATTGTGATATTTCGCTCTTTAATGTATCGTATGTAGGTGGTGCATTATACTTGTTAAAGAGTTTTCTTATCTCCAACCAAATTGACTTATGTGCTTCAGATGTAAAATACTCTTCCTTTAAAGTTTCAAAAATCTTTTCAAAAAATTCTCTATCAATCAAAGCTGCTTGTAATACACAGTTTTGAAAATTTGGCCCAAATGATTGAAAAGAATCAACATCTGTATGCGCCATTTATTTATCTCCTAAAATGTTATTGGTTCATGACGAACCGAATTAAATACCGAAACCCAATTATCTATATTGTTAGGCGATATGTTTTCGTTCAACAAGTTAATACGTAACTTATAAGAATTAAACTTTGTTTTTTTATTTTCGTAACAACTCTCTAACGCCTGTATAGATTGCAAACTTACATCAATATCTAGTAACTGAACTAATTTATAATTTCTTTCTATCAATCCCGAACTTTCAATATACTTTTTATATTTTGTTTCTCCTTTTACCAGTCTATCTTTAGCATACTCTAATAACATCTCCAAAGTTACAATACCAAAATTCAATATAGGAAAATCTTTTTTAACAGTAGCTTCTCCCACACCACTAATACCTTTTATATTATCTGACTTATCACCAACTATCGCCTTTAATAAGGCATAATTAACAGGATAAACTTTTTCTTCATCAAGCATCCAACTAATATTAATTGTTTCACCTTTTGGATTTTCTTTTGTTTTAACTGGGCGATACACCTTAGTGTTTTCATCAACCAGTTGAAAATAATCGCGATCAGTTGAAACAATAACTTTTTCATAATCTTTTGAAAATAACTGTCTGCAAGAATAAGCTATTTGATCATCTGCTTCAAGATACTGAACTGCAGGTTGATAGAGTGGCAAAACATCCAAACACTCTTTAAGTAACTGCAGTTGCCGAGCAAATGATTCTTTTTCATCTTCTTGAGAATATTCAAACTGCCGGTTCAGCCCACGAAATTTTCTTCCTTCTTTATACTCTTTTAAAGTTCTTCTGCGTCTTTCAGAAGATCCTTTACCTTCCCATACCACAGAAACAATATCTGGGGAGTGCATCTTTATTTGGGACTGCAAACTATTTAAGGTTCCAAAAACTCCACCCACATGTAACCCATCATCGTTTGATAAACGAATACTAGAAAAACATCTCACAAACATATTCATTAAATCAATAAACAAAACTTTTTGCATTTACTATCCTTTTTTAGTGCGTTGTCTCATAAACCAAATAATGCGTCGTCTTTGTTGTTTCATTAATCCTCTCCTACCACATTACTATACTGGTAAAAATTCTCCTTGTAATCAACCTATATAATATAACTAATTTTTCCTGTCTTGTCAAGCATTATTTTTCTTTTTTTAATCATTACAATTGTCTAGAGGTATTCTTCACAATTGTCTAGAGGTATTCTTCTTATAAAAGCCTCATTATACTTATAAGGTTTAATACCTGGTGTTTCTAAAATATCTATGCGATTTATCCATCGCGAAGCCATCGTGTCGCGGACTTGATAAACTCCAGACTTTTTACCAGCACCAACCCAAATGTAATCACCATATTTAAGAAAACCTCCATAACGAATAAGCATATTCCGTGAAACCGCCACATATCTATATTCACTTGCTCTGTTTATTTTAATAACGGTTCCGTCCGCTGTAATATTCGGAGTATCATCTGTTTGAGCCGCAACAGGATGGTACATAGTCACTATAACTTTGTGCTTATTATTCTCATATTCTTCTATCGTTTTCTCATAAATCGCTAATCTTGCGGCCATCGACAGCGCATGTTGAGTAGTGTTAAACATTAAAGAATCAATAACTTCTTTAGTATGTTCCATCAAAGAAACCTTCAATTTTAATGCTGTATTTTTTTCTTCCAACTCATCAATTGTTCCCTTCTTTTCTATACTATGAAATATAAAAATCACAGATAAGAGAACAATAGCGATGGTTTTAATTTTTTCCCTCTTCATTTTTCTTATCCCAATAATATAAATACTCATTAAAAAATGAAAAAAAATGTCTATCATTTAAAAAAAAATAAATACATTATTTTAAAAATTTTTCTAAAAAGATGGCTGGGCTGCAGGGATTTGAACCCCGATCTGCAAGAACCAAAATCTTGTGTAATACCATTATACGACAGCCCAAAAAACTACTCCCAAGGAGAATTGAACTCCTATTGCAAGAATGAAAATCTTGAGTCCTAGCCGTTAGACGATGGGAGCTAATCTATAACTATCCTAAAGCCCATTTGATAATGCGGATTAACGCAAAGATTAAAAACAATAATGCACCAGCTGTATATGTTGTAATTTCTGATATATTAAAAATAGGCGATACTGCATAATTCCACAATAATGAAACAAAAAAACCTAACATTAGAAACACTAACCCTACAACCAAAGCAACTGCACTAAATCCAAGCAAAAATCCAAAAGCCACAACAATCCACCATACCCATGATTTTGGTTTACTATTTTTAAATTGTCCAGAGTGAAACTTTTCCCAGAATTTCATTACAAAACCTCGTCGTTATCCAATTCCTCTGTGATTATCTCTTCATCGCGCTTAAGTGGGTCTTGTTCTATAATAAGAGACTCTTTTACTTTATTCTTGCAATAAGCATGAGCTTCTTTATTTTCAGGTCTTCTAATCCATTCAACAAATTTTCTATTTTGAAAATCATAAATTTCGCCATTATCTTCATTAACAATTTGAGACTTCTGCGCTGAAATCTTTTTTGCTTTGCCAAATTTCAAAAGTACATCAATCCAACCTTCTTCATCAATTAATCCACGATTAAAATACATCTTCAAATCAGCTTCGCGGTGCGGTGGACCCATTCTATTTTTAACAATCTTAGGTTTAATCCCAACACCTAAGACATCTTTTCCAGCCTTTACTTTTCCACCACTATACAATCTTATTCTTACAGCTGAAAAAAATGGAATTGCTTTACCACCAGGTGTTACCGTATCATCACCAAAGAAAACGCCAATCTTCTGTCTAATTTGATTTAAGAAAACTAACGACACTCTTTGTGTCCCTATAAAACGAATAATTTTCCGTAACCCTTGACCAATTAATCTAGCTGCTAATCCAACTGTAGCATCACCATAATCACCTTGTATCTCTGCATCAGTAGAAGTTCCTGCCACTGAATCCCATACAATACAACACAACTTATCTTTATCATTCTCACGGATTCTACGAATAATATCTTCAATCGCTTTGAAAACTCCTTCTATAGAATCTACTTGACAATAAACCAATGATCCTTCAGGATAAAACTCTAACCCTATAAGACGTAAAAAATCTTCATTAGCTGCGTTCTCTGTATCAATAAGTACAGGAATGCCACCCTTATCTTGACAGTCTTTTAAAATCATATAGGAAAGCAGCGACTTTCCAGAAGCTGCCTCCCCACTGATTTCTACTAACTTGCCTACCGGAATGCCACCTGTAGCATCGATGTCGTTAGAAATAATTGTATCTAGAATAGTTGATCCAGTAGATAACCACTCTTTTGTTTCTGGAGGGCTGTCGCCTTTGCCAAGAATAAAGGCAACATCCCCCAGTTTTTTATTAAGAGAATCTACAAGGATATCATTTAAAATGCTGTCGTCTTTAGTAACAGCACCATTCGTATCGCTAAGTACCCTTTTACGAACCATTATCCTAATAGCTTATCAAAGGCAGCGCCAATCTTCTCACTAACATTATCTTCCTCGGCTTCAACCTTGGTGTTATTGATGTTAGAAGAAAAATCTTTTCCAGTTCCAGCTGTAGAATCTGAATCATCAGCATTAGGATTGATATGTTTATCCAATGCCAACTTCATCTCATCGACTGGAGCGAACTGGAATAACTCATTCACCGGAGTTACGCTATCAATGATAGTAGGAATATCCTTCTTTGCTGCCAGTGGCGATGGTTTCAAAGCAGTGATGATATTTTCCGGAACAAGCCAGTTATTAAATCCATGCGCCATAGTTACTACCAAATCCAATCCTTCGTTTTCATCGGTAATATCTACATTCTGTCGTAATGCACTACGAACATGATTAAGAACATCCTTATAAGTAGTACGAGGTGAAATACTCCACCAACGAATACCCTTATCTTCCTCACCACGTTTTACAACCGGAACATAAACGCGAAGCTTCGCAGCCATGTTCTTAAACATTTCCTTGAAGCTGTCGTCATTTGTTTTGGTAAACTGATCCCAACATTTTGATGCAAACTCACAAATTGGATCTGGCGGATCTCCCTTCATCTTTGTAGGACAAAGAAAAGTGCGGCCAGCCACACCAAAATGAAACCACAACTCCTGAAAAGGCATCTCCAAGTCGTGCTTGTAAGGTGCAATACGAAGTTGATGTTCGCCTTCCTCCAACTTTAAAATATTTTGATTATTAGCCCCTGTATTCTTGCTGGGGTCCAACCGATCAATAGCCTCATTGATTTTATCCAAATTTATAGCCATTTTTTTTACTCTCCTTTTAAGTGAAATGAAACCTTTTGGTGATTATCATAAGCAATCGCCACGATAATTTAAACTCGTTGATCCTTCATATCCTAACATTTCTTCATCTATACATTCACAACTTTCTCCACATGATTTAAAGGGTTTCTTTATCTTCTTACCTACTAATATAAGCAATGAAACGATACTTGTCAAGAGAAAAAACACACCTGCGAAAATTTTCATTAATCAGCTCCAATAAATATTTGCCCATATTTCAGTAGTTTTGGGATAAATGGCAAACATTAGCTCTTTTAGCACTTTTGCATATTCTCTAATTTCCCATTGCGCTGTAGGTTCATCTCTCAGCTCAATAAAATTTGCTATTGCCTGAAATGAAGCTGTCCAATAAACTTCAGTATAAGCTGCAAGTGGCAGTAGAACTCGTGCTTGCTCTTTAGCAACACCTAGTTTCAATAATTCATCATAATAATGTTTTATTAATGCAAGGGCCGTTTTGTATTTATCCTTGGCTTCGTCTTGGCTATCGATTGGGCCCTCTGACGCCTGCTTGTTATCTTCCGATTGTCGTCGCCAAACTTCCGGTATATAATATTCTTCAACTGGGACATAACGTCCGCTAATTTCATTCCACGCATGATCCTTAGTTGGATAAGAGGAAGTTGTTTCAATGCCAACGACATGTTTATATGCTTGTCGCATCACAAACTCTGGAGCTTTTATGTGAAATTGAACTATAAGGTGTCTAAAAGGCGAAAAATGTTTATTCTTCGCTAAAAAACGAACAAGTCGTTGGTCACTCTTCTCATAAATACTTTTTCTTTTGCCAAACGATACTCTCGCTGAATTGGCTACGGTCAAATCAGTACCAAGAAAACCAAGCACTTCTACAAACCCTTTATCAAGTACTTTTATTTTCTCAATCATTTATTCTCACAAAATTAATTAACTCCTCTTACAACATATTCTTCATCTTCAATATCACCCCAACTATCTGGATTTGTTGGATCTATCTCTTGCAACTTTCGTTTTGAATTTTTTCTGTCGCTGCGACGGGAACTTTTCTTAAAACTGCGATTTGGATTTACAACTTCACCTGGTTCACGGCGGCGGGTAGTGCGAGCCATTATATCATACTCCTTCTTATGCGTATTTTAAACTTCCCAATATTTGATTGATAGGTGCAAAGGTTCCCGTTAACTTGTACGTTTTACCCTTGTAATTAAAGACCAAACCTTC